CACATAGCATGGACTGACACAGACGGAAATCCTCTAGACTGGTACATCGGAAGCAAGCCTCTCCAGCGCGGACTCAACAAGTCTCAGCTGCAGGCAGTCAAGACCATGCTTCCAGTCGTGAGAAGAATCGCTAAGCAGTTCAAGTTCGTTCGAGTCGATCTCTTCTGGGTCAACGAGCGAGTCTACTTCTGCGAGGCTACTTTCTGCCCTTGCTCTGGCGTACTGGATCTGACTATAAAGCAGTAGGTTCACTATAAATACTAAGACATGCTAGACAGTAGATTCATATATGACGTTGACGCAACGACTCTCCCGCTCTCCAAGGATCTCTTGAAGACGTGTCTAGACTCTAAGCCGATCTTCTCTTACATCCTGTGCAAGTACGAAGATCTGATTCAGACGATAGACACTATCAACAGAGCTCCAGAGATTCAGGGAACGCTCAATGGTCAAGTGCTTTTCGACAGCATCAACAACCCGACAGTCTCTTTCGACTGCGTCATCAAGATAGAGGGACTGAAGAAGTCCGAAGACAACTATCTTGACGCCGTTCTGAGATCGAAGGACGACTGCACATGGACTGACTTCAGAACATACTCCAAAGAGCTCAGGAACGAGATTCGCGGGCTCAAGGAAGTCGTATTCAAGAAGGCGCTATGGAACAGAGACAATGTCGACTCATGGTTCGCCGGAGCCGCTAGAGATCTTCCAGATTCCTATCGCATATCTCTCGGAGACGACTGGGACATGTTCAAGAAGTTCGTAGTCAGATCCAATGATAGAGACTCTTACATCTCTGCCTGCTCGGACGACTCTAAGAGAGCTTACACCGACTTGATCTACAAGAACGCTGGACCTCTTCTGAACCGCTACAAGCTGGAGATCATGGCACACGCTCAGCAGCAGAACAAGAACGACAGCACTGTCATCATCACTAAGCCAGTCGTAAACAAGATATATGTAATGTCTAACCTTCACGCCAAGTGCCAGAGAGACTGGCCAAACTTGCGCGTGTACCCGCTAATAAAGAAGAACTTGGAGACTCTGGGACTATACCTATGAAAACTTTCACTGCGACAATTGAACCGAAGCCGTATGATCCGAAGACTGACACTACATACATTGACAACTCTTACGGAGACTCGATGTGCAAGAAGTACAATGTAGCTATCGACATGGTCCAGAAGGAGGGCTACAAGGGCTGGGTCTGCTTCATCCACGACGACGCCTGCATAGAGACTCCTCAAGACATCGTAGCTGCTAGACTAGATCAGGCATACGAGAAGGGTCAGAGAATCGCTGGCGTCATCGGAACGCTCAACTTGGACTATCTCATGCACTGGTGGAATCCAGACCGTCAAGTCAACGGAGTCGGCTACATCAAGCAGAGAGTTCTCGGACCAGACAAGAAGCCAGTAGAGCCGCCGAAGTTCTACGAGATGAGAGACTGGCCTGGCTACCATGACGGTCTCGCTACAGTTGACGGATGCGTGATGTGGATCCACACAGACGTGTTCGAGAAGCAGAGATTCGACGAGAACATCCCGAGCTACCACTTCTATGACGTGGACTTCTGTCTCCAGGGACTCAGAAACGGCTTCGGAATCTGCACTATCCCAGTCAGCGTATGGCACGCTTCTCCTGGTGATCTGCCGAAGAACATCAACGAGCTGAGAGCGCCAGTCTTCGAGAAGTGGGCTAGACTAGCAAACACGTTCCCGATCAACAAGTTCGCACTATTCAGGAGAGATGAAGATGTTGAGATTCCTACAGTTCAGCGAGAGCCAGAGACCAAGTCAAAGAGTAGACGAAAAGCAGAGTCTGATTCAGCTCAGGGATAACTTCAAGAAAGTCTTCCCTTACTCTGACTACAAGAATCTGCGCATCATAAACTCTACCTCTAAGGGCAAAGACACTCTCAACTTGATATGCAACGGCACTGTCCAGTCGTCTCTCCAGAACCAGAACTACAAGATTCTCGTTCAGTTCCACAGAAAGACGCTTGAAGATCCGTTCGACATCAACTGCGTCGTAGAGGTCAAGTGCACCTGCAACGCTTTCCGCTACAATGTCGCGTACCCGCTCCAGCAGAACAAGAACTACGCTGGAAGAGCGCCTGGAGTCGCTATGATTCCGAACAGGGTGAACAATCCTGGCAAGATTCCGACATTCTGCAAGCACATCTACGCTTACTTGCGATACCTCATTCAGCAGAAAGTGATAGAAATGTAGAATTTTTCTATATTTGAACTAAACAGGTAAACTAATAATGGCAAAAAAGAAGTTTTTGATACAAGAAGAGACAGCACCGACTATCAGGGAGGCAGATCTCACGGGTGTTCTAGAGAACAACATCACCGAGTATGGTCTGTCTGTCCTCGAAGACAGAATGATTCCGTCAGTGAGAGACGGCCTTAAGCCAGCACAGAGACGCCTTCTGAAGGCTATGTACGACATGAAGTGCTGGAACTCATCTCCGACCGTCAAGAGCGCAAGAGTTCTCGGCGACACTATGGGCAAGTACCACCCGCACTCAGAAGCATATAAGCCTCTTCAGACTCTCGTGAATCAGACATACAGTCTCGTTCAGGGTCAGGGTAACTGGGGAAGCGTAGATGACGAAGCTGCTGCTCCGAGATACACAGAGTGCAAGTTCTCTAAGCTCGGTCAGAAGTGCATGGAGTCTTACTGCGTAGCGGAAGAAGTTCCGAACTTCTCTGGCGAGTACATGGAGCCAATCGACATCCCTATGGACTTTCCGTGCTTCTTCGTCAACGGCGGTGACGGCGTTGGAGTCGCTATCACGTACCACACTCCTGACCACAACCTACAGGAAGTCGTAGAAGCTCTGAAGATCGTCCTGAAGAAGTGGGACAGCGTGAAGATGAAAGATCTCATGAAGGTCTTCCACGGTCCTGACGGCACATCTGGCGGAAAGCTTCTAACTCCAGTCGACGAGCTGATCAAGATCTACGAGACTGGCGAGGGCAAGCTCACTTACGAATGCGACTACACTATCACGAAAGTCGGAAAGAAGAGCTACATTCTGAACGTCACTGGCTACTGTCCTACATTCAAGCCCTCTGCTTTCCAAGCTGCTATGATCAAGCTCATGGACGAGAAGGTAGACGGCGACAGAATGGTCCAGTATGCTAATGACGCTTCTACGAAAGAAAATCCCTGCAACTTCGAAGTCATGTTCGTTGGCGAGGACACTTTCGAGAAGGAGATTCACAAGCATCTCATCAAGAACTACACTGTCCAGTACTACGCTCTAGACAGAAGAAGAAGCGCCAATCCAGAAATCCGCGACATCGATACTAAGCTCCTAAAGCTGGGACTAATCGACTACATGAAGATATGGCTAGACTGGAGAAGAGAAGTGGAAGCTAAGCTCTTGAAGGTTGAGAGAGCTGACACTGAGCTAAAGTACTTCAAGACTGTGTGCCGAATCGACGCTGCTAAGCACCTAGACGTGATCAAGAAGGCTCTAGAAGCAGACGAGACGGAAGACTACATCGCGAAGAATCTTCCGCTCTTCAAGAAGACTAAAGATCCTCAGAAAGTCAAAGAAGGCGCTGAGTACATCACAGACCTTAAGCTCTCTGCTCTCAAGAAGGTAGACATTGAGAAGCTTGAGAAGGACTCTAAGGACTTGATCAAGGAGATGGAGAGAATCGACGCTGATCTTCTCGACATCGACCGAGTCATCGTGAGAAAGCTCAACGGTCTAAAGGAGTTCTTCAAAGAGAGAACTCTGAAAATCTAAGCTCATCCATCTGTTCACTAAGGCTGTCGCAAGAGCGGCAGCCGTTTTTGTGTTTTCACGATAAATAGAATATCCAAGAAGGACAACTTATGAGCTTAGAAACTTCAATCGATGCTCTCGTCCGCGACTTCGAGATAGAAGACGTTAGAGACGAGGGAAATACACAGCCAAAACCTCAACTAGCTTCAGAAGCGCAGCAAGTGACTCCGACTCCTCCAGTCGCAGCGCCAGATCCGATGAGCTTCCTAGACGACGCTCTCGTGAACACTGTTCCAGACGCACAAGAGTCAGACGAAGATGACGAGCCGTCCGGTCCGTCAGTAGCTGAGATGAAGCAGAAAGCGAAGGAAGATCACAAGCAGATCGTAGCGCTCGAAAAAGAAGTGAAGCTCCAGAGATATGACCTCGAAGATCGCGCCTACATGAAGGCGCAGCTAAAGGCTCTCATCTCCGACAACAGAGCTGTCCTGGACTGCATCGAGTCTCAGCTGAAGATCGGCACTAACCCGCACCTCTTCGAGGTATACGGAAATCTCTCTAAGACTGTCTCTGACAACATCATGCGTCTAGCCAAGATAGACCAGATGGTGACAGACTACAAGATCGTAGAGGACAAGGGCACTGGAAACATCAAGCACGACGTGATGAAAGATCAGATGGAAGCTGCTGCAGCTGGCCAGAATGGTCATGGCGCTCAGATCACACAGATCAACAACACGTTCAACTTCGCTTCCGATGAGCTTCTCAAGCTCGTCAAGAGCGCTATGCCTCCAGTTCAGAAGGTCAAAGAAGAAGATCTGCCGAAGTTCAAGCTAGAGTAGAAATTTTCTGGATAAATAAAGCAATGGGAAGACCTCTCTACACAAGATTTTCGATTTTCTACCGAATCAGCAAGAAGGACGAGTTCCTTCGAAAGCTCATCTTGAGCATCTGCAACCGCGAGGATCTGAAGGACTACGACGTGATCTACAACACGTACTCGCACACCTTCGACATACTGGCAGACGCCATACAGAACCATGACAAGCAGAGAGTCATGCTTCTGATCCTTGGCGAGAACTGCGACGCTAAGCTGAATCGCCGAATATTCGACTACCTGATGTGCGCTAACACGTTCAAGCTGTCGAGAAAGAATCTGCAAGAGGCCCTAGAGAAACAGGAGATTTGACATGTCAATTGAGAATATCAGACAGTACGTGAACGAGAGGGTTAAGCCCATCGACTTCAGCAAGATTCTGCTAGAAGACGGTCCAGATGACTCAGCCCCTCCAGCAGACGATGCAGCTCCAGCCGATGATGCGCCGCCAGCAGACGACACGGCACCTTCAGACGATGG